CTGCAACGTCCGGTTCTGGAGCACCCTCTTCTTTTAAAGGTGGTGATGGTGGTGTAGGTCACGGAACAGCAATTAGTCCCGAAGACGGAACACCAGGACCCGATGGAACATTAAGATATTTTTCCGGTGGCGGTGGTGGTAAATCACAAGCAAGTTGTGTACCTACTCCTATACGAGGAACAGGAGGATACGGAGGTGGCGGAGGCCAACCTGGTTCTCAAGTTTGTGGTATGAGTCCAGTATGTGTCGCTGTACCTGTAGGTGAAGATGGAACAGGTGGCGGAGCAGCATTTGGAACAGGCGCTGCAGGCGCTGTAATTATAAGGTATAAATTTAAATAATGGCTAACTTTGCAAAAATAGATGACAACAACGTTGTTCTTACTGTATTACATGTAGACGATAAAGACTGTCTAGATGAAAATGGAAATGAATCTGAAGCAGTGGGTCAAGCTTATTTAGAAAAGCATAATAATTGGCCAGCTAATAAATGGATTCAAACTTCAAGAAATACTATTCATGGAGAACACACGTTAGGCGGAACTCCTTTTAGAGGATACTTCGCAGGCATAGGTTGGACGTGGGATCCAGAAAATCAACAATTTTTTCCACCTAAACCAAATTATCCATCTTGGATAAAAAATTTAACTATATCAGATTGGGAATCTCCAGCTGGACCTAAGCCAGAACAAACTGAAGCTATGGATACAGACAATACACAATGGGTTTGGAGTGAAGAAAACCAAGCTTGGGAAGTTGTAGATAGCTCTACTCTTTAATAACAAACATCACCAGCATTAACATACGTCAAAGTCTGAATATAATTTAGATGAGAATTATTTTTGTTTTCAATATAATATGATAGCGTAGCTGGAAACATAACAAATTTATTTGTTTTTAAATCTACCGTCCAGGTTTTATTTTTTTTTCTATTATCATCGTATGTAATAATTATTTTACAACTACCTGGATCTATTTCTACTCCATACAAACACACCCAATCAGGAGAAGCTTTAAGATTAAAAGGATTTACTTCAAGTATAGGTTTTGATATTTCATTTCTTTCATAATATTTAGCATAAGGATAATGTCCATCTCCTCTAGTAATAAGATAGTTATGGTCAACATGCATATATTCTCTTATAAAAGTTTCAAGTCTATCTCTTGTTTTATAAAATTTATCCTGAACATCTTCATAGTAATGTGAAATAGTTATGTGTTTAACCATTTCATCTTTTTCAATATGCCATTCTTTAGGCATATTTACATCACCTACAAATAAAGGGGTATCTGTTAATATGTGTTTTTTAATCATCTTTCATCACAATCTTTTCTTCATCTACAAAATATATAGCATCTAACGAACTATTTTTCAATGTCAGTAATGCATCTTCTTGAGTCTGAACTAAGGCTTCTCCTGCTAAATTAAAACTGGTGTTTAATAATACCGGACATTTTGTATCTACATAAAATTGTTTTAATAATTTATATAAAAAACCTTCTGAAACTGTTTGTACTCTGCACGTATTATCTACGTGCACAACTCCAGGTATTGGAGCTTTTGGTAAGACATTAAAATTTATTGTCATGTAAGGACTTTCTTTTAGGTCTAGAGTTTCAAAATATTTTTTAAATTCAGTTTTTAAAACAACTCCTGCAAAAGGTCTGTACCATTCTCTTTTTTTAATATTGTTAACAATTTGTTTAGCATCAGAGTGTCTTGGATCAAATAATATACTTCTATGCCCCAGTGCTCTAGGTCCTGCTTCAGGGTTTCCTTCAAATATTGCTACACTTTTTTTATTTGCTAGTAGTTTAGATATTTCTTTTATATTAGATTTTTTACCTATCTTTAATTTTTCTTTTTTATAGTAGTGATAAAAATTATCTGTACATGGGTGTACAAGTTTTTTAGTTTCTTCTTTATATTTTAACATTGCAGCCCCTATAGGTACACCTGTATCATCTGCAACTGGTTCAAAATAAAAATTAACATTTGGTAGGTTTTTTAAATAAAAATTATTAGCTACTACATTTAAAGCGTAACCTCCCACCATACAAACATTTTTAATACCTGTGTTTTTTACATATTTTTTTATTAAACGTAAAGATTGTTTCTGTGTTTCTGTTTGTACTAACCTAGCTTTATCTGCATAAAAATTATAATTAGTTTTATTAATGTCTTTGGTTATAAAGTTTTCACAATTATAAAAACACACACTATCGTCTTTTAAAAAACTAAATTTATTTGAATCAGGTATGTTGTTTACAAAAAGTTTTTCATTATTAAGTTTTTTTCCATAGGAAGCAAGTCCCATTGTTTTGCCGTTTTCTAAAACATGTTGACCAATTAAAGTAGTAGCAGCTTCATACACTTTAGTAATACCTAATGAATTATTTGAAGAAATATCACAGTCAGGATAATATTGTTTTAATGAATTTAAAATATTAGATTTATGAGATTCTTTATTTAGTTCTAACCAAAAGTTTTTTGAAATACATTCAAGTTTATTTTTATTTCCTACAAAAACACTTTCACTTTCTCTAGCCACAGATTGTCCCTCTTTAAAAAAAATGCTTCCATTTCTATCAATTACAAAAACCAAAGCTTTTTCAAATTTACTATTATGATAAGCTAGACTAGCATGACATTTGTGATGTAATAAAGAAGAGTAGTTTTCCATTTCTACATTAAATTTTTTATTAACATAGTTTCTCCACACATGTTCTATGTCTGGCTCACAGTTAGAGGGAGTCAAATAAAGCACATGATTTACTTTACCTAATTTTAAACTTTCATATAGCTCCATAGATTTAAAAGGATGTTTGTCTCTTTTCTTACGAGTTAATCTTTCTTCTTTACAAAAGAATTCTATTTTACCATTTAACAAACTACATACTGCACTATCGTGTGCAATATTAAATGCTAAAATTCTCATTACCAATTTTTTTTATTTTTAAACCAGAACGGTAGACCAACATGAGGTCTTTTATCAAACATGTTGTCTCGAGCACCTTTACGTTTTGCATTATTATAGTGAAAGAAAATTTGAACACAGTCTTCTTTTCCTTCAAAGGGTTCTCTCCAATGTTCTAAATCTTCTCCTTTGTAAACCAACATATCCCCAACTTTTAAGTTTACTTTTTTTCCTTTCATTCCTTCTTTTCCAGAAGGTTCAATATAAATAGGCCAAGGGTCACCTCCTAAATAAAGTGTTGTAGATATCTCACAACTAAATCTGTCTTTGTGTCTTTTAAGAATATCTCCTGTTTTATAGGATCTTAAAAAAGTGTAGTTTGGATATAGTTTTAAACCCGTAGCTTTTTCCATAAGAGGTTGAAGCTTTAACATTAAAGTTTCCATAGGAATATCTGCATAAGCAACAAAAGTGTTTGGAACTTGTTTGTCTCCCCATCTTCCAAATGCTGTTTCCAGGGGGGATATGTATTGACGATTTCGCATAGTTGTAAAACATTGTTTTTTTACTACGACATAGTTATATAAAAATAAAGCTAGTTCTTTAGAAACAGCTTTTTTAATAACAATGTATTTGTCTTTTTTAAAACTCATGAACAATACTTTACAGGATGTTTTAATTTAATATTTGCTGCCATACTTATTCTTGTACCGTTACTTTTAAAAGAGTTTACTACATGACGAAGATTAGCTGGGAATATATACATATCTCCTTCTACTGGTTTTGCTTCTACATCTGTTATACAATTTGGTCTATCTTCTCCGTAAATAAATTTAATACCACCAGGTCCGGCTGTGTCTCGACCTACGTAATTATCACCTTCTTTTTTTAAAGAATCAGGGATTTGTAAATATAGTACACAAGAAAAATCACCATCATGTGTATGTGGTGGATTAGAATCACCTGCTTTCATAATATTTACCCAACAGTACTCAACAATGTAATCTTTACTTGGCAAGGTTGTGTTATAGTAATGTTCATAAAAATTAAAATAACTGTTAAATTGTTTTCCAACATTCTTTTTAAATTCTTTTATATTATAAGAATAAGTTTCATCAATATGAGAAGCTAAATGTTTATTGTAATTATATTCTTTTTTAATTTTTTTAAGCATGTCTTTATACTTATCTACTTTTGTTTTAAATAATAGTGGACCCCAATAAAAAAACCTATTTGGTTGTTCACTAGACATGTTCCTGCTTTCTAACTGCCTGAAGATTAAAGTGTATAAATCTAAAAGGATCAATACCCAGATCTACTGAGAACTCATGTTCAAGATAAGCCGGAAAAAGTATAAGGGTTCCAGGTTTTGGTCTATAGTGAATAGATCCGCTACCCATTGAAACTTCGTTAGGATTTTTTAATGGTAACATTGACATCGTTTTAGCAACTCTAGGATCTTTAAGTATTGGATGAGAAGTATGCTCAGAGCTTTTTAAAAAATAAAAACCACTAATATGGTTATCATAATGTATATGAGCGTTATGATATCCCGCACCTTTTTTTGAAAATTCTTGTACCCACATTTCAGTCCACGTCATGTCATAAGTAGTCATGTCATAACCTAAGTGATCCATTATTTCTAATGACCTTCTTTCAACATATCCTTGAATGTCAGCAAATGCAGGAAGACCAACTAAAGGCCCGGAGTGATGAGTCATACCAAAGTCTCCAAGTCTTTTACCCAAAGACTTATCTCTTTCTTTACTCAACATTTTGTTTCTTTCTTTAGCATATTTTATATGCGGTTCTGACGCTTCATTTAATTTGTCTAATAATTCTGGTAACTCAGTTACATAGACTGGTGTTTGAAAGTATGTTTCAAAATGTATATTTTCGTTCATCTAAATGGCCTCCCTAAATTCCAAACTACTAATGAACATCTTGTACCACTTGTTACTGGTTTTACCCTATGCCAAAGAAAACTTGGAAAGACAATAATTGTTCCTTTAGGAACATCGGATAAAGTAATTATATTTTTTTTATTTGTATTAGTCGGGTTAGCTATATTTATTTGTAATTCTCCACCCTCGTAATCCTCTGGGTCAGACAAAGAACAAGTGACAGATAACTTTCTTATTTTGTTATGTTTTTCTAATTCGTTTGGAGCTTTATAAGGTTTTTTCCAAGAATCTACATGCCAAGTATAGTGTTGATTAAGTTGATATTTAGTAAACTGACAAGCCTCGCTATAGTCCCATTCAAAATTCCAATTAGCATCTTTGTTAGCTTGGTTTATATAGGGGTGTATTTCTCTGTATATCCAAGAACCATCCATCCATATAATATTAGAATCTCGTGTTTTTTTTAAATCTTTTATACCCTTAATATCTGTAGAATGAGGTTTATGATTACCCGTCCAACCTAATAGCTCTTCTTTAGTTTTAGAATGTTCAATTAAATCATCACAAAATTTAGGTGTTAAAACTGATTTAAATATCCAACAATAATTTTCTAATTCCATGTTTCTTTCATTTTTTTAGTTTTATTATCACAAAAATAATATATATTCAAGATCTAGAATGACCATATTAGAAAGATTTGAAAGGTATTTAACTAACGTAGAGCGACCCACTAAACAAAGCTCTTGGAATATTGCAGGTATTCTAAAAGATAAAAATGCTTTTTTTAAATTTGATGTTAGGGACCTTACTAAAGCTTCTAATAATAGAGGTTTTAAAAAAGGAAGTTTAAAAAGTAAAGCTGACAAAATGGTATTTGAGTTTAAAGATCAATGGGTTATTTTAGATATGGAAGAGCTGAATGAATACGTAAAGAATAGCGAAAGTAAAGATTTTGAGCTGAGAGAAATTATACCTCAACTTGATTGGAACATGCTTATACTAAAATGAAATTATTTTATAAAGAAGATAAAGATTTTTTATCACCAGAAGATAAACATACTTTAGATGAAATTACTCTACATGGATTCTTTCCGTTTTATCTACAAAAAAATACTATTGGAAAAGATAATAAACATTTTCTAAGTCACATTATTGTAGGTAGGGTAGAACAGAGAGAGAAAAATGATAAAGGTATTAACTCTAAATATGCAGATTTTTTTATAAAAATATTAAATCAATTTTGTAATAAAAATAAAATTAAATATAAAAATATATTAAGATACTCCCTTAATCTTGCGTTTTATGATGGTGCAGATAAATCTGGAACACATGTTGATCATGACGTTCCACACAAACAATTAATTATTTATTTAAATGATCCTATGGATCCTGAGTCCTATACAGTTCTTTTAAATAAAAAAGAAAATAAGGTTGTGAAAAGAATTACTCCTGAAAAATTTAAAGGAGTTTGTTTTAACCAGTGTCCTCATTATATGGTTTACCCTAAAAGAGGTCACAGAATAATTGCAATAGCGACGTTTAATTAATATGAAGATAACTATTTTAGGGAGAGGAAACGCAGGGTGTATTTCAGCAATGCATTTTGCTCATTTTAAAAAACAATTAAACACAAAAATAGATATAGAGCTTATCTATGACTCTAGTATTTCTCCAGTACCTACTGGTCAGGGAACTACATTAAGTTTTCCAGAAAGATTGTTTGAAAACTTTGGAGCAAGTTACCTAACTAATTTTCCCTATACAATTAAAACAGGTATTATGTATGAAAACTTTGGTAGGAAAAATAAAAAAATTTATCACAATTTTCCTTTAGGAACTTATGCTTTACACTTTGAACCTAAACAATTTCAAGACTATGTGTGTAACAATTTAAAAATTAATTTTAAAGAAACAGATGAACACATACATAACTTAGATAGTATTGATTCTGACTATATAGTAGATTGTAGAGGAACACCTAAAAATTTAGATAACTATGATAAATTACACAATCCTTTAAACACTGCATTATTAGGTAGTCTTCCTAAAAAAGAGAATGATGTGTTATGGACCAGATCTATTGCCCATAAAAATGGTTGGTGTTTTTATATTCCTTTACCTAAAAAAACTTCGCTAGGTTATTTATTTAATAAAGATATCACTAGTGTTGTAGACGCTAAAAAAGATTTTAAAAAAACTTTTGGAGTTACTGATGCAAAAGAATTTGGTTTCAGCCAGTACGTAGCAAAAGAACCTATAATAGATAACAGGGTTTTATTAAACGGAAATAGGCTTTTCTTTTTAGAACCTTTGGAAGCTACAGCTATGGGAATGTATATACAAACTGCTAGATTTTATTATGACTATATATTTAATAATACTGGTAAATATCAAACAGGTTTAAATATTAAAAATTATGTTAATCAAGTACAAAATTTTATATTGTGGCACTATGCAAATGGTTCTACTTATAAATCTAAGTTTTGGGATTATGCTAAACATATTTGGAATGAAAACAAAGATGAAGATTTTTTAAAAATTTTAAAGATTATAAAAGGAATGACGAAAGAAGACGTAGAAAATAGTGTGCATACTTCTTTTAAATATGCGCAATGGAAAGAATGGAATCTTAAATTATGGCAAGATCAAGTATAAAAATAATAGATAACTTTTTACCAATAGATGTATTTAAAGAAATACAAGAAAAAGCTATGGCGCTCCCTTATTTCTATACTCCTCATATTACATTTGAAAACAAAAAAGATTTTAATTTTTATCTTACTCATGTGGTGTATAATGACCATGCTCCTAATAGTCCTTTCTTTAAAGATATAAAAAGTATTATAGATAAAATGGGGCCAGATTTATTTTTAAAAAGAATTAAGGTTAATTTTTATCCTAGAACAGAAAAACTTGTTGTTCATGATAAACATAGGGATAATAAAAAATCGCATAAAGGAGCTATCTTTTCTTTAAATACTTGTAATGGGGGAACTTATATTGGAAATAAATTTATTAATTCTATAGAGAATAGAATGTTGTTTTTTAATCCAAGTCAATTTCACAGCAGTACTACCTGTACTGATAAGCAAGCAAGATTTAACATTAATTTTAATTACTTTTAACACATGATTCATAATCTATTTCCTACTCCTGTTTATCAAGCAGATTTAAAAAAACCTATTTCAAATAAAATTTTAAATGATAATCTTGTGTATAGAGAGAATAAAGGTAATAGAGCTACCAAAGATACTTATATCTTAGAGAGACCTCTGTATTCAGATCTAAAAAAAGAATGCCAGTCCCACCTAGAAGAATATTACAGAACAGTTATAAATACAAAAAATAATGTAACCCCTTATATTACTCAATCTTGGTTAAATAAAACTAAAGAAAAAGGATATCACCATACACACAACCATCGCAATAGTATTATATCTGGGGTAGTATATTTTAATGCTGATCCCAATAAAGATATTATCCGAATATACAAACCTCAAATAGGACAGGATTATTCTATACAGTTTTTAATGTATCCTAAAGAATACAATGCATGGAATTCTCATGACTTTGTACTTCCAGTAAGGTCTAATTCAATTATATTATTCTCTTCTTCTTTATTACATTCTGTAGATATTAAAAATTCTACTAATATTAGGACTAGTTTGGCTTTCAATAGTTTTGTAAAAGGTGTAATAGGTGATCAAGTTAATCTAGATTTATTACAAATATAACTATATAGTGTGATATTATGCTACAAAAATTAGGATTTTTACCCGGCTTTAATAAACAAGTTACATCTACAGGTGCTGAGTCTCAATGGACTGGCGGTGAAAATGTACGTTTTAGATATGGTACACCTGAAAAAATAGGTGGTTGGTCCCAATTAGGTGCTGATAAACTAACTGGTGCAGCTAGAGGTTTGCATCACATGGTTAATAAAGAAGGCATTAAATACTCTCTTATCGGTACTAATAGAATTTTATATGTTTATACGGGAGGAGTGTATTACGATATACACCCTTTAGTTAATCCATTAGGTACTGCTATTACAAATGCATTTAGTACAAGTAATGGATCACCTATTGTAACTATTACTTTTGCATCAGCACATAATTTTGAAACTGGCGATATTATTTTATTTGGTGACACAACTACATTTACTGCCATTACGGGTTCAAACTTTGGTGCAGCAGATTTTTGTGATAAAAAATTTATGGTGACATCAACACCAACAGGAACCACATTAACTATTACAATGCTTAGTAATGAAACAGGAGGAGGCGCAACTACTTCCGGAGGAATAACTTATTATCAGTATTACCACGTAGGACCCGCAGAACAAGTTGGTGTATTTGGATGGGGTATATCTCAGTACGGCGGAACAGTAAGTAGTCCTCAAACTACTACACTAAACGGCGGACTAGGCGCTGATGCTTATGGAACAGGAGGATCTCCTAGTACAACTATTAATGTAGCAAGCACAGCTAACTTTCCTTCGGCCGGAACAAATTATATTCAAGTAGATAATGAAGAAATATCTTACACAGGACTTACAGCTACAAGTTTTACAGGGATTACTAGAAATGTTAGAGGAACAGCTAATGCTTCTCACAGTACAGGAGCAACCGTTACTGACCACAGTAGTTTTTCAGGATGGGGCCAAGCAGCAGCAACCACGGATAAAGTGGCAGAACCAGGCATGTGGTCTATAGATAATTTAGGAAGTACCGCTATTGCATTAATATTTAATGGTGAATGTTTTGAATGGGATTCAGATCTAACTAATGCCGTAAGAACAAGAGCTACAATTATTGCTGGTGCACCTACTGCATCTAGAGATATGCTAGTATCTACACCTGATCGTCACTTAGTTTTTTTTGGTACTGAAACAACTATTGGAGACAAATCATCACAAGATGATATGTTTATAAGATTCTCATCTCAAGAAGATATAAATACTTATACACCTACAGCAGAAAATAGTGCTGGTACACAAAGACTGGCCGCTGGATCACGGATCATGGGAGCTAAACTTGGTAGAAATGCACTTTACGTTTGGACAGACACAGCGTTATTTACTATGCGTTTTGTTGGAACTCCATTTACATTTGCTTTTGAACAAGTTGGTACTAACTGTGGATTAATAGGTAAAAATGCAGCCGTTGAAGTTGATGGTGCTGCGTACTGGATGTCTGATAATGGTTTCTTTAGATTTACTGGTAAACTAGAATCAATGGACTGTTTAGTTGAGGATTATGTTTATGATGACCTTAACACCACATCTAATCAAATGGTTTATGCAGGAATTAATAACTTGTTTGGTGAGGTTACTTGGTTTTATCCGGGTGCTGGTTCTAACGTAAACACACGATCAGTTACATATAGTTATTTAGATTCAACAGCTAAACGACCTATATGGTTTGTAAATGCAAGTAGTTTATTTATTAGAACTACATGGCAAGATTCCGCTGTGTTTGGATTACCACATGCAACTCAATACGACGCTGATACAGATACATCTTTTGATGTAACAGGAAACACTGAGGGAGTTACGTATTACTATGAACATGAAACAGGAGTCAATCAAGTAAAACTAGGAGTGACTACAGCAATCCCGGCCAATATTACATCAGGGGATTATGATATTACACAAAAGGTTGTAAGAGGAGCAGCAACTAATATGGCTGACCTTAGAGGTGATGGTGAAAACATTATGAGAGTTAGTAGAATCATACCTGATTTTATTAGTCAATCAGGGAACGCGATTATACAATTAGATTTAAGAAACTATCCTAATAATGCATCAGCAAGCTCATCATTAGGTCCGTTTACAGTGACAACTTCTACAAGTAAAGTAGACACACGGGCTCGAGCGAGAGCAATTGCATTAACCATATCAAACACAGCAGTGGACACTACTTGGAAATTAGGGACTTTTAGGTTAGATATACAAGCTGGAGGAAGACGATAATGGCTAAGATAGTACAATCACTAACCAGAGCAAGTGCAGAGTATGAAGAAGATGTAGCACAGTCTTTAGTTAGAGATTTAGATGCTGTGTTAGAGAAATTAAACACTACGTTTCAAGAAGAATTAAAACAGGAGATAGAAGCTAGAAGTTTCTTTTTAGATTAATGGCAGTAGTAAACCAATATAAATTTGCAGGTATAGATAATAGTACAAGTGGTAGTGCTCTTACACCATTAGGTGCTAGTATTCCTGCAGTTAATGAAACTATTGTTATTAAATCAATATTAGTTACATCAGCTGGTACACCAAGTGTGACAGTTCTTAACAACAGTATTACAGCTATTAAATCTAAAGCTTTAACAGCTAATGAAACTACAGAATTATTAACCCAACCGCTAATAGTAGAAGGTGGAAAAACCTTTACAGTTCAATCAAGCACTTCAGATTCGTTTGATGTAGCTATTAGCTATCTAAACATCAAGAAAGAGGTAACAACATAATGGAAGATATACCAACACTAACACCAGAAAAAATTATAACGACTATTAAGAACAAGAAAACAGGTGAAGTTTACGAGACTGAGGAAGCCTTAAAAGCTGCTAATATACCTGAAGAAGACGTGCAAAGAGATGTAACAGTTATCATGCCAGCTCTTGATTTGTTTGGCAAAACACAGTAAAAGGATAGATTATGAACGAAGAAATTTCAATGAACGAATCAATACAAGCTGGAGCACCTGATATTAAATACAATCAAGGTGATATAAGAATGGGTCGTGGCGAAGACGAACAAGGCAAACAAATTGCGGCAGAAATATGGTCACAAATGGAGCCACAACAAAAAGCTCAGTTTGTAAGTTTTGATGCTTTCTTTCAAAGTGGTATTTGGAAACAAATTTTACAACAGTTGCAACAAGATCAATCAGGAATTAGATCTCAAGCTCCAGAAATGAGTATGAGTGAAAACGTTAACGTGGCAGAGCAGAT